TCAGACCTACGCCAAGCACTTGGCTCAGTCGCTCATCGAAACGAAAGAGACGCTGGGAGCCAACATCCTGAACCGCGCTTTCAACGCTGCTTATCCTGGCGGCGACGGCGTGGCTCTGGTGAGCGCCTCGCACCCGATCGTCAACGGCACCTTCAGCAACCAGCTGACCACGCCTGCGGCTCTGTCGCAGACCTCGTTGGAGCAGCTGCTCATTCAGATCCGCAACGCTGTTGACAACAACGGCAAGCGTATCCGTCTGACGCCGAAGAAGATCGTGACTGGCCCGTCGAACGTCTTCCAAGCCGAAGTGCTGCTGAAGTCGGTTCTGCGTACCGGCACCGCCGACAACGACATCAACCCCGTGAAATCCATGGGTCTGCTGTCGGACGGCCAAGCCAACCTGTCGCGTATCACCTCGACCACCGCTTGGTGGATTCAGACCGACGCTCCCGAAGGTCTGAAGCTGCTGATGCGCCGTGGCCTTGAAAAGTCGATGGAAGGTGACTTCGAAACCGACTCGATGCGCTATAAGGCAACAGAAAGGTATGTGTTCGGGTGGACTGACCCCCGTGGCGTATACGGAACTGCTGGCGTCTAATAAGTAGCTGAAAACTAACAGTTTTTGGCTTCTTGCAAAGTGGCCCTCCCGATACTAGGATACAACCCTAATCATCGGGAGGGCTTTTTAATGGAAGTAAAACACATTTCTTGCACCGTTTCTGGCTGCGACCGGCGGCATCATGCGAGGGGGTACTGCCTCTCTCATTACGCTCAGTTCAAGCGAGGATTGTCGCCCAGTGAGCCAATCAAATCACGCGTCATGCAGAAATTGCCTGAATGCGAAGAAGATGGGTGTTCGGAGCCTGTTAAGGCCAAGGGCCTGTGTAAGATGCACTATCAGCGGTTACTTCGTCACGGCTACACTCGCTATCGCGACAGAAAAAAACCTATCAAGTCATGCGTCATTCCTGAGTGCGACAATACCCTGTACGCCAAAGGCCTTTGCCACGCGCATTACGCCAAGCAATTAAAATGGAAATCGTGGGGCGTCGACGCTGATCGCTATCAGGACATGCTTAAAAAGCAGCGCGGGCTGTGCGCCATTTGCGGCAAACCAGAAAGATCGTCAGACAAGGCATCGGGCAAGATTAAGGATTTGGCGATTGACCACTGCCACGCGACGGGAGACGTTCGCGCGCTTCTCTGCTCGAACTGCAATAGGGCTCTGGGCCTTTTCAATGACGACCCTGCGCTACTAGTCAAGGCTCAAGCTTATGTGCTAAAGTATTCCCAGTCTGGGACTACACCCAGCTTGTCAGACCGGCCCAGCGGACGATGCACAGACTGACAGGCGACTCGTGCAAAAGAGGACACTCCAATGGCTTCGACTACTTTCTCCGGTCCCGTTACCTCGGCCAATGGCTTCATTGGCGCTGTAACCGGCAACATCACCGGCAACGTGACGGGCAACATCACGGGCGACGTGTTCGCCTCGGTTCAGTCCCTGTCTGGCGCTGGCGCGGTCAACGTGACCGACATGCTGACATCGCTGACTTCGACCGGCTCGGCGCAGGCTCTGACCCTTGCCAACGGCACCTCTGGCCAGATCAAGGTCATCACCCACACTGTTGACGGCGGCTCGGCCGTGCTCACCCCGACCACCAAGATTGGCTTCTCGACCATCACCTTCACGGGTGTCGGCGAGTCGGCCACGCTGATCTACACCTCTGCCGGATGGGCCATCATGGCTCTGTACGGCGCAGTGGCAGCCTAATTGGTGAAACCGAGGGGGCCATGAGTGCCCCCTCTCCTCAGGGAGACAGTCATGGCTGATGCAGTCACTTCACAAACCATTCTTGACGGTGAGCGACTGTTCATCGGAAAGTTTACAAACCTTTCAGATGGAACGGGCGAGACGGCGGTCGTAAAGATTGACGTCTCCACCCTGAACCCCAACGCAGCCGGTAATGCCTGCAATGGCGTCAAGATCAACAAAATCTGGTCTACCACGCATGGTATGCAGGTTAGGATTCTGTTTGATGCGACAACGGACGCATTTGCTTGGATCATCCCGCAAAACTCGAATTATCTCATGGATTTTTCGACATTTGGCGGCCTTCCGAGCAATGCGGGTGCGGGCGTCACGGGAGACGTTTTGTTCAGTACGCAAGACGCAAGCGCTGGTGACAGCTACGCCGTTGTCCTTGAGTGCATCAAGACCTATGGCACGCAGCCGTAAGGTGATGTGATGTCAGAGGTAATGCTGTGGAACACCGTCTTGTCCGTGTTGCTGGGATTGACTGGTTGGGTTCTAAAGGAGAAATCCAACGAACTCAACCGGATCACCATCCTGCTTAATCGGACGCGGGAAGAAGTCGCAAAAGAATATGTCACCAAGGTCGAGGTGCACGCTGACATCAATCGGGTGATGACCCGGCTTGAGGTTTTGGACGCGAAACTGGATCGGCTGATCGAAGGTTATCACTCTGATAGGAGCGTGAAATGAGCAAGTCTCTGAAATACGTGTCGGACTTCCAGTTCCCCAGCGAGTGCGGGTTCACTGGCTCGACCGGCAAAACCATGGTCAAGGGTTACGCTCGCGGCGGTCACGCCGACGTGGCCAAAGACAAGGCTATGGTTAAGCAAATGGCCAAGGCCGACGTCACAAAAGACAAGGCCATGATCAAATCTGCCGTGCACAAGCATGAGAAGAGCCTGCACAAAGGTGAGGCTCTCACCAAGATGGCTCACGGTGGTTATGCTGAAGGCGGCGCTAAGAAGGCTGCGGCTAAAGACGCCGCTCCTGCCCGCAAGCAGTATCCGACCGACCGCAGCGAGCCGATGATCAAGGCAATGGCTGGCGGCATGCTCAAGGACCGCAGCAAGCTTGGCATTGAGGGCAACAAGAACCCCGGCGAGACCAAAAAGCACACCGCACCAGATCTTCCCGGCCCCAAGACCATGATGAAGAGCGGCGGCTCTGTTAACAAAATGGCTAAGGGTGGCGCGCCAAAAGCGGGTTTGGCTAACTCTCCCAAACTGCAGGCCATGACTCAAATGGCGTCGCAGGGCGCAGCACTAGCTGCCCAGAAAAATGCCACAAGTCAGCAGCCTATGCCGCGCCGTCCTAGCTCGACCCAAGTAAACCCTGCGCGTCCTAGCTCGCCGCCTCCCGGCGCGGCGCAAGCGGCGGCTCAGCTTCAAGGTGCTGGAGCCGGAGCATCTCAAGGCGCAATTCGAAATGCTCAGCAAAATGCTGCTAACCAGCAGATGAATACGTCTGGCCAGCAGCTTATTCGCCCCGGTCAGCCCATGGCACCTAAACAAACTGTTGTTGGTGGTAGGGGCGCTCGGGATGACGCTCCTCGTGGTCCTATTGCCAAACCTAACATGGCTCAGCGTGGCGGCCCCGGCGGTATGGCTAAAGGCGGCATGACGCCGAAGCAGGAAGCCAAGGTCGGCAAGGTCATGGGCGAGTACAAGGCCGGTGATCTGCACTCGGGCAGCAAGTCTGGCCCGATGGTCAAGAGCCGCAAGCAGGCCATCGCGATTGCCATGTCCGAGGCGGGCAAGAAAAGAAAGTGACTTTCTCTTTCAGGGGCCTTGCGGTATGATTTGCCGCAAGACCTCCCGAGGCGTGCTGAACCAGCGGCCAGCTTTGACCACGCGACGGAGACAGTATGGCTTATTCCGGCAATGTGAGCGGCACGACGTTCAACGCTCTGAAGGTGGTAGACCACGCCTTCAGGCGCTGTCGCTTGCCCGCCCAAGCCATCACCTCGGAGATGCACAGCTACGCGCTCGACTCGCTGTATCTGCTGCTCTCCGAGTTGGCCAACATCAAGACACCCAGCTGGTGCATTGAGCAGCTCATCCTGCCCATGTATGAGAACCAGCCGCTCGTCACGCTGCCCATCGGCACCGTTGAAGTCTTGAACCTGAATTATCGCGTGTTGCAGCTTCTGAGCGGTGCCACCACGACCACCTCAACGACCTACCGCGTCAACTTCACGACGGCGACGGTGGTGAACACGGTCGGCATCAAGTGGTCTGCGGCGGCCGTGCCCGTCAACTTCCAAGTCAGCGTTGACGGCATTACTTGGGTCACGGTCGGCAGCTCCAGCGTCACGGCATCGGCCGGTGAGATCACGTGGACCGACATCAGCGGCGCTCTGGCCTACGCCTACTTCCGCATCGTGGCGACCACAGGCACCCTGAACTATTCGGCGATTACGCTGGGCAACCTGCCGCAGCAGATCCCGCTGGGCCAGTTGAACCGCGACAGCTATGTCAACCAGTCGAACCTGCAGTTCCCCGGTCGGCCGAGCAACTACTACTTCCAGCGCGACCTGCCGGAGCCTGTCGTCAACCTGTGGCCTGCGCCGTTCTCGGCCGCTGAGCAGGCGCAGCACATCCTGTGGCGTCACCGTCAGATCATGGACACCGAGAACCTCCAGCAAGAGGTTGAGGTGCCGCAGCGTTGGCTGCAGGCGATCATCGATGGTCTGGCCAGCCGCGTTGCCGCCGAGACCCCGCAGGTCGATGCCGCTCTCATGCCGCTCTTGGACCAGCGTGCGGCGGTAAGCATGCAGCGCGCGTGGGATGGCGACAATGACGGCTCGCCGATCCAGATCAACCCCGGCATTGCGGCGTACACGCGATGAGCAGCACCCTCTATCTTGACCCAACCGGACAACCGACTTTCGGCATCGGGATTTGTGGCCGCTGCTCGCGCAAGATGTTCCTGTCTGAGCTGCAGCCCGACCCGAACTATCCGGGCCTGATGGTCTGCGCGGAGGATCGTGACCAGTACGATCCATACCGCCTCGCACCGCGCCCGCCAGATAAAATCGTGCTTCCGTTTGTGCGCCCCGACACGCCGATCAACACTCGCCCTGCGGGCTTGATCCAAGAGCAGGGCAACGAGTTCATCATCACCGAAGATGGTGACGGATATTTGGAGCTTTGACGCATGACCGACGTACCTAGCAACCTGATCCCGACGCGCGTCACGCAGCTCCCCGTCGCCCCCGTGGCTGATGAAAACTCGCTGATGATGATTGTCTACCAAGGCAACAACTACCAGATCCGGGTTGGTGACCTTCTGAGCGTGGCGGGCGTGCCGACATCTCGGCAGGTGATCGCGGGCACGGGCATGACGGGCGGCGGTCAGTTGTCGTCCAACGTCACGCTGTCGATTGCTCCCGGCGGTGTCGGGTCGGTTCAGCTTGCCAACTCAGGTGTAACACCCGGCGTCTACGGCACCTCGACCGATATTCCTGTCTTCACTGTGGACGCCACCGGGCGCGTCATGGCGGCCACGACGATCCCAGCCACGGGCACTGGCGGGGTTCCGACAAGCACCGAAGTGATCGCTGGGACGGGCCTGAGCGGTGGTGGGGCGCTGACGGGCAACGTCACGCTGACCGCGAACCTTTCCAACGCGACGCCGCTTGTTTTGGATGGCACGGGCACGGCTGGCGTATCGACCGACATGGCGCGGGCCGATCACCAGCACCCTGCGGTCGATCTGTCTGACCAAGCGCAAATCAATGGCATCTTGCCTCTCGACCAAGGCGGCACGGCCCGCAGCTTGGTGCCAAATGCGGGCGCAATCATCTGGTCTGGCGCTGACGGGCTGTACGTCGGGCCTGCTGGCACCGCCGGTCAGGTTCTGGTGTCTGGCGGCACGAATGCCCCGACTTGGGGCTCGGCGCTGATTGTCAGCGACCAGAGCGCCAACCTCATCTATGCTGGCCCAGCAAGCGGCCCGGCCGCCCCCACTGGCTTCCGGTCGATGGTGATTGATGACCTGCCCGCGTCCGGGGCATCGGCAGGCACGTATGGCTCTCAGGCCTCGGTTCCCGTCATTTCCGTGAACGGCAAGGGGCAGGTCACCTCCGCGACCAACACGACGATCAACGCCGTCACCCTCACCACGGGTTCGATTTCGACCGCGCCGACGAACGGCACCGACATCGTCAACAAGAACTACGCCGACTCGATTGCGACAGGCATCAACTTCCATCAGGCCTGCCGACTGGCTACCACGGCCGCCCTGCCATCCTGCACCTACAACAACGGCGTCTCCGGCGTTGGTGCCACGCTGACGGCGACGAGCAACGGCGCGCTGTCTGTTGATAGCACTCTCGTGGTCGCCACCAACCGCGTCTTGGTCAAGAACCAAGTCAGCGGGGCAGAGAACGGCGTCTATGTCGTCACTCAGGTAGGCAGCGGCAGCGCGCCCTTCATTCTGACCCGCGCGACCGACTTTGACAGCGCTGGCTCGGGTGTTGACCAGATCGATGCCGGTGACTTCTTCCTGATCACCGCCGGGTCAACCAACGCCAACACCTCGTGGGTGCAGCAGACGCCGCTGCCGATCACGGTCGGCACCACCGCAATCGTGTTCTCGCAGTTCGGCGCGTCTGGCACGACCTACACGGCTGGCACGGGCCTCACGCTCACCGGAACGGTTTTCAGCATCACAAACACGGCAGTGACTGCAGCCTCCTACGGGTCTGCGTCTTCTGTCGGCACGTTCACCGTAAACGCTCAGGGCCAGTTGACTGCGGCCGCCGACGCGCCCATCGCGATTGCGGGCAGCCAGATCACCTCCGGCACGGTTGACTCGGCGCGCGTCATCGGATCTTACACGGGCATCACGGGTGTCGGAACCCTGACGGCCGGAACGTGGAACGCGACCGCAATTGCT